CAGCGTTTAGCGCGCCTTGGTTTGATAGACCAGCCTGCTGCAGGTTGCCAGCGTTGTATTGTGCCATTTGGTTTGCAGCTGCTTGGTTGGCTAATGCCGCTTGGTTAGCAGCGCCTGCGCCGAACTGCCCAGCTTGGTTTAGTGCCGCTTGGTTTGACAAGCCAGCCTGCTGCAAGTTGCCAGTGTTGAACTGTGACATTTGGTTGCGAGCTGCAGCATTTGCCAACGCCGCTTGATTTGCTGCGGCCTGATTTGACAGCGATGCAGTGTTCATTGCGCCAGCACCAAACTGCCCCGCAGCGTTTAGCGCGCCTTGGTTTGATAGACCAGCCTGCTGCAGGTTGCCAGCGTTGAACTGTGACATTTGGTTTGCAGCTGCTTGGTTGGATAATCCTGTCTGCTGTTGTCTCGCCACATCCTGTTGCATTAAGTTAGCGGCAGTGTCAAATCCCTGTGCGCGCAGCTGGGATATGGTCTTTCCGGCTTGCTCGCCATAAGACTGGTTGGTCAAAGCCTCTGCAACACCTTGGCGTGAACCGCCAAACGCCTTTGCCGCCATAGCCTTTTGGCCCATCTGCTGCACAGCACCTTGGCGACCCTTTTCCAAGTCAGCCATGGTCGAGTTAATGACATCTTGCTGGTACGGGTTGTAGTACTGGCCAATGTTGCCCATATTGGCCTGCGCCGATTGCGACATTGCTGCAGGTCCAGCAGATGCGCCGCCAAACTGTGCAGCGTTGTAGCCTGTAGAGCCGGTGTTTGTGACTCCAGCCATTGATGCAGGCCCAGCAGATGCACCGCCAAACTGTGCTGCGTTGTAGCCCGTTGAGCCAGCCATTGATGCAGGTCCAGCCGAGACACCGCCAAACTGTGCGGCGTTGTAGCCGGTACTTCCTGCCAATGACGCAGGTCCGGCTGAAATGCCGCCAGCCATCATTGGCGCGTAGCCAGCAGATGCCCGCGTTAGGTCCGCAGCCGCGTCAAGGTTCTGCATGCCGATGCCGTTTTGGGCTGCGGTTTGTATTTGCTGCTCACCAGCTTGGTACTGAGGATTAAACCCAGCAAACTGGCGTGCGCCAAGGTTGCCCGCAACGTCAGTGGCGTAATCCATGTTTGCCAAGTAGGCTGCTTTAACGTCTGGATCAATCTCTTGTTTAACTGTTTGGCTTCCGCCGCCTTTAGACATATTAGTACCTTTTCTGAATTTACATTCTGTTGTTAGTTATATTGCGCCGCCGCCCAGGCCGTCAGCTCCAATGCCCCCAACATCGCCGTTTGAGCTTGGGCCTCCAAGACCAAAATCACCAGAATAGCCAATGTTTGGTGATGAATTTATCCCAAACCCAAAATCCCCACCAAAGGCTTCGCCGCCGCCAGAATTTATGATGTTCATCAGTGCTATCTGGTCTGCTGTTGGGACTGGGTCTGGCTGACGCCTATAGTCTGGCACAGCCAAATCGTATTTAGGGCTGAATCCTGTCTGTGTGTTTAGGTAAAAGTCCATGTAGTTGTCAGGCGTCAACAAAGGCTGGTATCCAGCCTGCGCCTGGAATGGTTTGGCCGCTGGCTGCATATTCATTTCGCGCAAATAAGCCAAAGTGCTGCCAGACTTCATGCCCATAGCCTGGTCTATTTGCGACGGGTTGTATCCTTGCCCCACAAAGTCATCGTAAAGGGCTTTATACTTGTCGCCGCCTTCGCCAGCCATTTCCTGAGCGCTTTTTAAAATTTCAGCACGGTAGTCGTCAGTAAAATCTACCTTGACGTTGTTAGGCGTAAACCCAGCCGGAGCCTGATAGGGTTGGCGCGCTTGCGGGATTTGGCTGGCAATTGCCTGTTGGGCTATTTGTGTCGGGTCACTCATGCGCTGCATTGGCATTTGTTGCATAAACTGCTGCGGCTGCTGCATAAACTGCGGCTGCTGCATAAACTGCTGCGGCTGCTGCATAAACTGCGGCTGCTGCATAAACTGCTGCGCAGGAGGTGACTGCATGAACATCTGGCCAGCAGATGGTTGCGTGATAAATGCCGGTGACTGCTGGTACTGCGCAGGCTGCGCATCAGCAAAGTAAAAATCCTGCGCTGGTGCGCTAGAGTTGCCTTGTGCCGCCTGCCCCATGGCTTCTTCGTTAATGCCACCCATGCTCATATCAAATCCTTTTTAAGTATGAACCACGCTGGCTCGTACCCCTCGTCTTTTAAAAATGTCTTCGCCCACCCCTTACGCCCAGCAAGTGAGGCCCGACCGCAACCCTGTTGGATGCCCCAAGCCTCAATGTGAGAGCGCATCATCTTTATCTCATCGAGGTCGCCGCCTGCAAGAAAATAATGCAAATCTTTCATTCGCGGGTAGACAATGATTTCGGTCACCACCGCCGCATTGTTGCTGCGCCACAGTTGGTACCTGCCATTTAGCAAGCCAGATGCTATGTCGCCAAACGTGTGTGTGCCCTGTGAGTATTCTAAGGCCGCCTCTATGTAAGCGCGGCACTTGTAAATGTCCTCAAACAAATCGTCCATGTATTATTTCTCAATTAGTTGACTACATGGTCAATTTTATGTCACCTTCGGCCACCTTGGGCGGCATCAATGCGCATGGTTCCAACGCGCCAGTTGTTGTTGCCGTTAGACTGCACGCGCATCTTGACCTGTCGCGCCGTGAACCGTACCGATGTGGGGTTAGACATTGAATACGGCCCATGGGTCGACTCAACGCCGTTGGGGTATAGCCGCGTCTTAAACGTGGCCGTTACATCACCCTGGTTTAACTCGTCCGGTATCAGCTCCTTGACGGCCATCAAGTTGTCGCCAGCGCCGATCTGGACAGGACCGCTTTCGCAGAACAGGGACTCGCTGTCGTAGTTAAAGCCGACCTCGTGCTCGTATATGTAGCCATCGGTTGATACCAAAAGTGGGTGGTCAAACGCGCCACGCCCAGTGCCCGCCGTGCGCGCAAGCGTTCCCACGTTCCAGTGGCCTTCGCGGTAGTTGTACAAGACGTAGCTGTCAACCTCTGTTGACTCTGCGCTTGGGTAGAACCACAGAACCTCCCCAAACTCACCGTTGTGGACCGCGTAGACCTTGCTGGACTGGTTGCGGTTCATCTCACGGTACACATAGTCTCCAACGTCTGATGGCAGCGGCTTGACAGAGCCGTCGTACATCCAAAAGCCTGTCTTGCTCATCCAAAAAGCCGTGGCGTCAGCCACGATGGCCACAGCTTGCGGTGATATAAGGCCGCAGCCAGAGCCTATTTTTTCAAAACTAAAGATAAACGGCTGGCCAATGTATGTTGCCGCGTGGCAGTCAACATCGGTCCACAGCAGGTTAATAGCGCGCACGCGCTTGCCGGCCATTAGCGTGCCAGGCGTGGTCAATTCAAAGTCGCCTGCTTGGTTAAGCTCTGCTGGCGTCCACACCGTGTTGTTTTCTTGGTCACACCACTGCACCTTGCGCGGGTTTCCGCCAGCACCCAAGGCAAAAATAAAGCGCTCCGCCGTAGATAATATTGCGTTGCAGCCGGTCGGCGCGTTTGCGATGGCAGCAGCAGCAGTTGGCCCGCCAAAACCAAGCTGCCACTCGTACAGCTTGCCGTCGCTGTTTGAGCAGCCGACCAAATACTCGCCCCATGTATCCAAAGTCCACACGGCGGCTGGCGTGATTGTCGTTAAGTTTTCACGCTCAACGCCATACGCTTGGACGCCGTACCCACCGGTCCCGTAGCCCGTCACAATTGTGGCGTCAACCAACCCTGATGTAAAACCGGCAGGCGTGATGTCTTTAAGCACCCCAGACACGCTCATGGCATAGAGGCCGCTATTGGTACCGATGCCGATCCATGGGTCTGCTTCGTTATCCTTCCAAGTGAGCAAAGACCTGGCCGCGCCAGCGACTGCGCTTTCTGAACGCTTGCGCCAGCCGCCCATTGGACGCATGGTGCCCTCGTAAAATCGCACTAGGTTGGCGTCATACCAGCGACCAGAGCTTTGCAGCTCTGTGCCGTTTCGGTAGACGCCTGGCGGTATTTGTAGCTGTATAAATGCCATGTTAATTCTCAGGGTGGTGTTGGCAGCACTTCGGGCAGCGGAGATATAAAGTTGACGGTTAGCACAGACGACGGTACACCGGTGCGTGGTGCGGACGCAGTAGCCGCGTCAAGCCATAGATTGGTGTCTGTGACCGCCGCCATGATCTCAATGTACTGTCCAGCTTGCAGGTCAATGTCAAAGTTCCAGTTTTTTGTATTGCGGTGGTTGTTGTCGCTGTCTGTAAAGACGCGGGTGGAGTACCCAATGTCCGTGCCGTCACGCCGTATCCAAATAGCTAACTCCTTGGCGCTGCCACTATCGCTCAAGACCTGCCCAGAGTACTGGAAGTTGTAGATTCCGCCCACAGACACCTCGATCCTAGACGTACTTCCTGATTGCAGATGCACGGCGTTTGACAGATAGGTGGCACTAAACACCACCGGGTATGCGGTGTTAATAACGGCAAAGGTCTGGTCAGCGGTGTTAAAAAACAATCCGTTTGGGCACTCGATGTATTGACCACCGTTAGGGCCAAACAGTGACTGTAAGGCGCCAGTCAGGCGCAGCATGAACGTGCGCACTAGGCTGTTGCTGACGCGCACGGTCTTTTCCGCATACACAGACTTCGGGTCTGGTAGCGTTGGTACTGGTGGCGCTGATAGCGTCTGTTGCCTGTTTGATGCCATGCCCCAATTATGCTACCAAGCCAGCCAAATAGACCGTCTTGCCGTCCTGTTTGGTGGCGGTCAGGACCTGGTTCTTATTGTCCGCGATGTCATAGCTTATATGCACCCAGCCAGATAATGGGGTGCCGTCGTAGAATTCTAGGATCAGTTGGCGAAAATTCATCTGCTTGATGTGCTCCGCCAGCATGAAGTTGTCCACCCCTGTCACTTCGATGTCCGCAGCACAACCTCGGCAGTGGTCCGATGTGGCCGACCCGCCTATTTTTTGGTTTAGCTCCGGGCATCTAAAGCCGCTGCTAATTTGCACCGGCAGCCCGTAGTGGTCTCGAATCGGTTGAAGCACACTCTCACACAACGCCACCAGGTTAGACAGTTGCGTGTCGTCTGGCTGGTTATTGATACCCAACCTGATGGCTGTCTGTGATTTTGTCAGTTCTTCAAGTGAAAAGTTTTTTGTGAGTTTCATGCGATACCCGCCTTGTTGGGCTGTATTTGTATACAAGTCAATTGAAAATTGGCCACGTTTATGTCAGTCATAAACTTGCGGGTGACGGCATCGTTTTGGTTCAAGCACTGCTCAATAGACACCGACAATTTGCCACTTTGAAACCCACAGCTGCCGCCGTACACGCACACAAAGGCAACGGGCAACCAGACCATTTTTTACTCCCTTTATTTTGGCGAACTTAGTTTACTGGCCGCCAGCTGCTTAACCATGCCACGCAGGCCGTAGATTACGATAACCATTCCAATAATGATGTACCTGTACCATTCTGGCATCTTGTCAATAATCTCAAAGCCGTTTAAGGAGTAAGGTGCCAGCGACGGGATAAACGCCATAATCATGGGTGTCAAGAACACAATCAACAAGAATTCGTCCTTCCAGGATTGAGCCATTTGCTCCATAGCAATCTTGTCTAAGTCAAAGTCTTGCGACTGGCCAGACTCCGCCATGCGGGTCGCTGAAATTGCCTTGGCCTTCTGTATGTCGGCCTGGGCTTGGATGCCAACGATGGCCGCAGCAGACTGGGCCTCGGCTTGCTTTTGCTTACCCTCCATCCATGTGCTGCCCAATGAGATTAGTGAGGTCAGTATTGGGATCATTTCATCACCTTTGTTACAACAAACCACGTTATGAGCAGCGCCACCCCAATGCCGGTTACCCCCAGCAGAAACACTGCAACACCAGTCAGCACATCTTTAATCGCTTGTATGCGCCTGCGCTTCTTAAGTACTATTGCACGAGCCACTACTTCACGAGTTTTTCGAGCCTCAACTTGAAATGCCAACCACTCATCCCAAAGGCCAGCACGCCCTTGATATATCATCAACTCTTTAAGCTGTATCTCGTGCTGCTTGATCTGTTCAAGTGCAAAAAATGCCTCTGAGTCTGATCCTGATTGGCTGGCCTTCTTTGCTATTGCGGCTTTGTTATCAAAAAAACTGTACAGGTGCTGATAGGCCGCGAGGATGTCTCCGCCGGATTGCACACTTTCTTTAATAATTGCAAACGCTGCGTTGGCAATAGCCAGCTCTGCTAACACGTTAACCCATCTTAGACAATACTGTCAGCAGCAAAATCATAATTGTCCCGGTAGCCGCTATTAAAATCGTCTCTAGACGCTTGACGCGACTGAACAGGTCTTTAAATTGAATGCGCACCTCCGTTTTGATAGCAATGATTTCTTTCTCTAAATCATCGATGCGCGAATGTGCGGAGGCTGTGGTTCGCTCCATTTATTACTCCGGCTGTGTAGGCCACTCAACAGTCCAAGGGAAGCCGTCTTGTGTAGTTATATCACGCAATGCTTGGCGGTAGGTTGTCATTGCCTCAGACATTGTGACATCTGAGCAGGCAGTCCAGTCAGTGGTAGATAGCAATGAGTTGCGTTGAGCGCGTACACGAGCACTAATACCGTCTGTGTATTCCTGTTGCTCTTGTGCCGTCTTGGTGTCAATAGACCAAGTTAGCGTCCATATGCCGGATACCAATGTTGGCATCTCTGCCCTTATTGATTTTTGTGTCTTAGCGTCCACTGTCGGTGCAGCGGGAATGTCAACAGCAAACACGCCGTAGTTTTCCAACGTCTCAGTTGGTATTTGGCGTGGAAAGCTGGTGCGTGGATTGTCGCTACGGAATTGACCCATTGTGTATGGGAACTGTGTAACTTGTCCGTCTTGTGTTTTGACGTATGCCATGTTTTTTCCTTATGGTTCTATTGGTATTAGCTCTTCTGTGAGCACTGCTGCCGCATCTGTTAAGACAGCTTCTGCATCTGTTAAGACAGCTTCTGCATCTGTTAACACGGCTGCTTCGTCTGTTAAGACAGCTTCTTCATCTGTTAGCACCGCGTCTTGGTAGACAAAGCTGCCGTAGGTTCCTGTCAGTGATCCGTCTGGTGGTAATTTTGCAATTAAAACATCAATGCCGCCAGCACCGTCAGAATTTGTACGCCCACAAACAATGATGTTGTCTGATGAGTCAATTGCTACTGCGTTGCCCAAGTCACTCCCGCTACCGCCTAATGTTCTATCCCATTGAAGTACACCAGAAGAATTGTATTTTGCAATTAAAAAATCAATGCCGCCAGCACCGTCAGAATCTGTACGCCCACAAACAATGATGTTGTCTGATGAGTCAATCGCTACTGCGTTGCCATAGTCAGTCCCGCTACCGCCTAATGTTCTATCCCATTGAAGTACACCAGAAGAATTGTATTTTGCAATTAAAACATCATTAACACCAGCACCGTCAGAATTTGTACGCCCACAAACAATGATGTTGTCTGATGAGTCAATCGCTACAGCGCTGCCAACATCAGTCCCGCTACCGCCTAATGTTCTATCCCATTGAAGTACACCAGAAGAATTGTATTTTGCAATTAAAAAATCAGAAAGACCAGCACCGTCAGAATCTGTCAACCCACAAACAATGATGTTGTCTGATGAGTCAATTGCTACTGCGTTGCCCAAGTCACTCCCGCTACCGCCTAATGTTCTATCCCATTGAAGTACACCAGAAGAATTGTATTTTGCAATTAAAAAATCAGAAAGACCAGCACCGTCAGAACCTGTGTACCCACAAACAATGATGTTGTCTGATGAGTCAATCGCTACTGCGTTGCCTCTATCATCCCCGCTACCGCCTAATGTTCTATCCCATTGAAGTACACCAGAAGAATTGTATTTTGCAATTAAAAAATCAATGCCGCCAGCACCGTCAGAATCTGTACGCCCACAAACAATGATGTTGTCTGATGAGTCAATCGCTACTGCGTTGCCATAGTCATCCCCGCTACCGCCTAATGTTCTATCCCATTGAAATACACCAGAAGAATTGTATTTTGCAATTAAAACATCATTAACACCAGCACCGTCAGAACCTGTGTACCCACAAACAATGATGTTGTCTGATGAGTCAATCGCTACAGCGTTGCCAAAATCAGCCCCGCTACCGCCTAACAAAGAAATCCAATAGCTGTCAGCGCCAGCATTACCAGCAGCGGCTTGTACTACGTCTCTTACTGCCATTACGCCATCCCCAATCCGAGGACAAAACCACGCCACGTAGTCCCGCCGTCTGTTGTAAAGAATGCCAGTGTGTCAACGCCTGCGGCTGTTAAAGTGGGAGGTGTTGCCACCGCCCATGTCACGCCTGAGAAGAACGTCAAAGCTGCAGAGCCACCATTAGTCACTTCAAGCACAAAGGCGCTTACAGAGCCACTAGAGGCCACGTTGCTAATTGTTAATGTTTGTGCGCCAGATAGCGTGTATGTAAAGTAGTTGCCAGCAGACAGGTCGATGTTGTGAGCACCCATTGCCACCTTGGTTTCTTTCAAGGCAGTCATTGTTTGTGCGGCAGTGAACGTCTGCGCTACATCTAGTTTTGCAGTGTCAGCATCGTAGGCTTGTACATCAGTACCGATTAGCAAACCAAGCGCCGTGCGTGCCGCAGACGCATTAGCCGCCCCTGTGCCGCCCTTTGTGACCTTTAGCACAGGACCCGCGTCAAACAGCGCGTCAACGGTGTCTAAATCTCCGTTAATTTTGGTCCCCCACGAGTCGGTGCTTGCACCGATCTGGGGTTTAACCAGGCTTAAGTTGGTGGTAGTGGTATCAGCCATTTTCTAAAATCCTTTTAAGGTTGCCTAAGTATCTTTGACCCGTCCGCCAAGACGGTCCAGGTCTCTGGCGTATCTGCCTCATTCTCCCACTTCTCGCGGGCAGAGGCAATAAATGATGATTGAGCAGCCATTGCAGACGCCCCTGGTTGCACCCTGTTTACCGTGGCCACAAAGGCGCTTTGAGCTTGCACCTCAGCAGCTGCACTGATTGATGACACGCCCCTGGCGGTTGCGCCAGTCACTGAGTTAATTATCGCCGCTACACTGCGGGTTGCGTAAGCCTCCGCCTCAGCCACAGACGCGCTGGCCACTGTGGCCGATGTCTCGCGTATACGAACCGAGTTAATTTGGCTTGCGCCGTACTGGCCAGAGCCGTAAGCGTAGGACCCGTATGCCCGCCCGATTGACGTAGACGATATTGTGGCAGACGTCTCCTTGACATACCCAACGGCCCCGACAACAAACAAGCTCGCAGCGGCAATGCTTGCCTGAGCGTTCTCCGCCCCAGCATTGTAGTCGCCAGCGCCGTAGTCGCCCAGACCGTATGGGTAAGACATTGTCTTAAGTCAGCGTGATGTCCAAGTCGCCGGCTGGTATGCGCAGCACGTCGCCAACGTCAATCACCTTGCTAATAGTTAGTGGCGCCCAAGCCAACATGTTTCCGCTGGTGCTGGCATCAAACAACGCGAGGTGCGTAATCGTGCCCCAGTTGCTACCGGTTGCCGTTGCGTACTCAACCGCCGCAGCGTTTGTGGCTGTGGTCGGGCTAGTGCCGGAAACCGTAAACGTGGTGGATACGCGGGCGTAGCTGTTGCCAGACAGCTCAGTGCCGCCGCCCGTGTCGCTTGGCGCTGCGGTAAATAACGCAACATGCCAGGCAGTTGGGCGCGTTGCGCTGCTGGTGGTAAAGAGCCAGGTTAGGGCTAGATTTTCTGTGTAATCGCTAAAACTTGACATTAGTTAACTCCAAATGCTTGGCTTCTGGTTTTCAATGCGCCACCAGCAGTGGACGCGCGCTCGTCTGCTGTTTGCATCGCTTGGATGGCAGCAGCATACAACGTCGTCCACACTACCGTGCGTTCGTCGTCCTTCAAGTATGGCGCAGCTTGTAGCAACGCGCCGTACAAATAGGCGTCAGGACTCTTAGTAAGAATCCAATTTGATGTCAGCGTGTCCGACAGCTTATCCAGCCTTGCGTAGTACGCAAGCTCTGCTGTGTGGACGCCCGACGGTATTGGGTGTACCCGCAGCTGGGTTCCTACAATTGTGTAGTATTTTGGCTTTCCGGCTGCTTGGTCCTTGGAGTCCAGCACGTCCATGGCGTCCATGGTCTGGAACTCCATTGGCTGGATTGGCGTGACACTGGTAATCTTAATCGACCGGACCTCTAAAAAATTAGCCGGAACCGCGCTGTACTGCGTGTCAATTGGCGCGTTGGCTCGGACCAGCATATTGCGGGTGCGCAGCACGCGCTCCATGCCGACCTCTGCCAAAGAGATAAATGTAGGTATCACCGCAGCCAAGTCATCACGGTTTAACCAATCAGCAATTGCTGACTGCAGCTCGGTGTAGGTGCTTATTGCCATGGTCTAGATCATACCTGCCCAGGACGCGTACGGAACACGCGGTTGTCTGAATCGTTGAGCCACTTCTTCATTGCCGCAGGGTCATCTAAGATGCCTTTGCGCTTCAAGTCATAAAATATGGCCATCGGTATAGATGCAACTTTGTGCATGTCACCCTGCCAGTTGGCCCGCTCATCAACTTGATTAAAACTTTGCTTATTGGACTCGGCAACGTCCTCGACATCTTGCACTGTTTGGATTGTCACGGAGCCGTCGTCGTGGTCATGCCAGTACTGCTTCTGGCCAATGGCAGCGTTTTCAGATACCAGGCGTTTATTGATTACTGTCATATGTAAAAAGGGCTGGTTTATTAGACCAGCCCTTTGTCTCTTAGGAAGTAGTCAAGTCAGCGGCGATGCCGTGAGCCTTTTCAGTTTTAACGCGGTGACCCCACTCGCACAACATCAAGCGCTTGTCAGCGTCGCCGGTCTTGGCCATCTCAATCGTTTGCATTGGGCGCAAAAAGTCGATTGAGGCGTACTCAGGATCGATCACAAAGGCGCTGCGTGCTGATTGGAACCGATTAGGAACAATTGAAACGTTCCCAAAGTCGCTGACGTAGATGTCGGCGGCGGCCACGATAGTGCTTGGCTTGGCGCCTGTAGTGTTGAAACGCTGGCCAGCGATACCCGTAAAGGCTGATGCGGCCTGCTTGTTAAAGCTGCCAACCATCAGAATCTTAGGCGTGCCGCCTTCAGTCCAAACCTGCTGAATCACGTCCTTCAAAATCGCCTCAGTAAAGTCGCGCTGGGTTCCGTCATTGCGGGGGTCTGTTGGGACCGTGGTGTAAACAGGGTCTGTACCGTCGCCAGCCTTGTTGCTATTGGTCTTCAAGTAGGCTTGCAATGACGCAGTAGAACGTGCGGTTGTAGCGTCGCCAGCCACTGCGGCTTGGTTGTTCAGACATGAGAACTCTATATCGCGCTTCAGCTCAGAACCACGTTTTGCGATTTGGTAAGACAACTCCTGACGTCGGCCGGCAGTATTCACCTTGTCTTGCGTACCAGAGATCACGACCGACTTGCGGCTGATCTGTGCGTAGTTCTGCAAGCGCACGGTTGCCACAACGGCGTCGTATGCGGTCTCGTCGCCCTCCAACTGAACGTTAGCGCCAGCTGCTGCCAACGAGTCGGTTTGGTAGTCAAACGCGGTGTTGGTGATTGTGCCTTTGCCAATGTTGGAAACGTAAGGCGTTTCCTCTGGGCTGATTGAATAAATTACATTAGAGAGGTCTTCGCGAATGCCCTTTGCGGCATATGTTGCGAATGTATTGGTAGCCATTGTCATGATGATGTCCTAAAAAGTTACAAGAATTTTTCGATCAGGCTGGCCGCATCTTTGATGCTTCCCGTCGATCTGAGACGCTGCTGCGACTTCTTGACCCCACTGCTTTTTTGGCTGTTGCCGGTGGTCCCAGGTCTAACTGACTTGGTTGCACTTGGAACTGGTTTGATCTGCTGCCTCTTGCTAACAATCCCGCGATATTCCGCGATGGTGTTAAGTGCAAGTAGCATGCGGTGATCGGTGATCCCGTTCATCTCTTGATCTGAAAATCCAATTGACTTACCCGCATCAACCCACTTCTTTTTTTGCTGAGACGCCATTTCTGGGTCACGCAATGCCGGTAGTGCTTCAATCAGGGCCGTCTTCTGGTTCTCCAGATAGCCGCGCATGTGCTGCTGCTGCTCCGCCTGCTGTGTCTGGGCTAGTCTTTGTTGCTCCGACTGGATGGCGTATTGCTTCTCCTGTCGTTCGCGACCTAGCTCCTTTTGCCTCACCCACTCAATTGGGTCGCTCTCATAAAGCGCATTCATATCAATAGGTGACGCGTCAGCTTGGGCTAACTGCTGCTGCAATGCGCCTAACAG